CCTTCACTTTGCAAAACACTATTCGATTTCCATTGAACATCATTACTTTCAAATGTCAACATTTCTGACAAATAAATCACTCCTATATTATTATTTAAATCATTAATACTTTAAATACTTTTCGATACATTTGTTACCATAGTTACAACAATTCACAATTATGTATATAGCCACGTTTCACTATCAACTCTTTGGTAAATTCGTGAAGAAGAAAAAGGGTGGATTCATCACCCTTTCCCTCCTCATAGAGTTGATGTATTTTGTAATGCAGTTTAAACAGATTCAAATTCCCTATTTGCATTTTGTCCTGCATCCCGTGTGTGTTGTTCATCCGATTGCGGTGTCTCTGGATAACTATCACCTTTCATTGCATTGGCAACAATCTGTTCATCAGATTGGGTGGTTCGTGCATTCGTAACAATATCATCACCATCTTCAAAAGTTTCGTATCCAACCGACTGCCTAATCTCATTTTGTGTAAACGAGTTCAGCGTTGCCATTATTGCAGCGATTCTGAATGTTTCTAATTTAGATGTTGCCATGACCAATTCAAACACGACATCCAACTCATCAACAGGGTAGTTGCTGTTAATCTTCAACAATCGTTCCTTCACAACTCTCAATGGAATTGCATTCGCCTTTTTAGCCAATTCAATTGCCTTTGCACTTACATAATTGGATATTATCAACTCTGATGCATAGGAACCACTATTTGTACCATTGACTATTGAACTTGACACATTTAACGCAGTATAAATCTCATTGTTTAGTTGATTCATAAGTTCATTCGTTCCCATGTATGAAGCACCAGCTTCCACCATTCCAATCTTTACATTGTCGAGTGTTATATATTTCTGATCAGGTGCTTGATGTTTCATTGTTTCGATATATGCATTTGTGAAAGTTTGAGCAGCTTGTGTAGCAGCAGTTTGTTTCTCATTCGGTGTTCCAGTAAACCTTCCCAACTCAAACATTGTACTGTCAATCTGGTGATGCTCTCGTGGAACATTCATCCATCTCCACAACACATCTATAATCATCGTCTGTCTCTTCCACCATACAGGGTGTACTGCCCGTGCCAATGGACTAATCGAGTATATCCCATACGTCTCTCTTCCAAGATTATCTGTGAAAAAAATAGGTGTATCTTTATACTTAATATGTACCACATTTTCAGGTTTGAAAATCTTCCTTTCCCCTTCCTCACCATCTTCCTTATACACATAAACTCCAGCAGTCATTATTACCTTATCACCGGAAGTATCACCAACATCAGAACTCTTTTCCACAATACTCATATATCTCATTGGTAACGGTCTATAAGAATCATCATCAATCTCGACAATCATATTGCCATTAATCATAAGTTGTTCAGCACAACTTTCAATATGTCGTTCATAATTTATGTTGTCGGCAATAAGTTGAGCATCCAAAAGCATTGCATGACCTAACTTCCCTGCCCTCTCCTCATTCTTCAATCTAAACCCTTTGAAACATTGACCAGTAAGCGTACTCATCCTATCAATAGAACCGCCAACTTCGGCATCCTGATAGTAGATATTCTCATACATTTCAAAGGTGCCCATATTGTAGAAATTACTTTTATCCACAACATCTTTAACCAATTCATATTGAATGCTTCTTGCTGCTTGAATATTCGTACTTCCCGTACTTGAATATCCCCTTGAAAACTTAAACAAATCCCTTAATCCCATTCTATCATCTCCTTTACAACGATGTCGTATAAAATATCGGTATCGCTGGTTTGTAAACTTCCTTTTGCTGATTGTTTGTTAGATACCATAGCACATTGCACACACAATCACAAATATCCTTTGTTGTGTTGCTTCGATGGTCAACCTTCGGTGTCCCTTCAATATTCTTGACAATCAACATTTTAGCTTCATTAAACAAAACTTCATTATATACAACATTCAAATTATATCCATCTTCCTTATTTAAATGTCCCTCTTGCAATTCAACCCATCGTTTGTAATCTTCAAACCGAACAATATGTTTAATACAATTAATCCCCATCTTCTTATCCAATGTTTCAATTAATTCTGGATACATCCATATGTCGAAAATGACTGTATCGATGTTGAGGGCGACAACCGCCCTCATGACCAATTCCTTAACCTCACTTGGCGAGATATATGCCTCACCATCCACCTTCATAAATCGTATCGCACCATCAACAAAAAATTCATCGTTGTGACGGTAACCACATGCCATTCCAAACCCATCATTCTTAACTGCTGGGTCTATCGCCAATACACGCTGAATCGAATCATTACTATATATATTTTCCAATCGATTATCCATCTTTTTGTTTAGAAGAACCCGTGCTTCACCATTTGCCGAAACAGGAAATATGGTAGCCATATTACCTGACGGTTCACATGCATAGTCACGAAGGAATGTTCCATAATCATTCTTATATTCCTCTCTCAACTCCGCTTCTGTAAAGTTTGGGTTCAATTCCCATGTCGGTATTTTCAATGCCAATACATTCTTTTTTTCCAATCCCATTTGATAGAGGGTAATCATAATATCATCAGGTCGTTGTGCAGATGAAATGGCAATGACATGACCATCATTTTTCAAAGTATCAGTTGATTTCCTAATACGGGAATAAACCTCCCATGCACCACGTTTACTTGTTGTATCTTCAAATGATGCAATCTCATCAAAAACCACACATTTATTAGTTCTGCCTACACCTGTTGACGCTTGACTTGATAAAATTTTAATCCCAATGTTTTTACGGTCATTCATAATCTCTTCTGATTTTACAACACTATCACTCCATGTTTGGAACCAATCGCTTCTTTCAACAAAATTTTGTATATTACTAAATATCGTATCATCCGCTTGTTTGGAAGATGGTGCTATACACATGACAAAAAGAAGTTGGTTCTTCATCAAATCATAATACTTCGCTGGATTTTCCATAGTGTCCAATAACCAATATTCATATGTTCCCATGATACTTGCCAATACGGATTTCCCTCCTCGCATACCAGCATACAAGTCCAACTCTTTATAGCCACCCCAATAAAAATCATTCATAATCTTGCTTTGCATTGGAAATAAATCCACTTCAAGTGCATTTTCTACCCACCATGCAGGGTTTTGCCTACCTTTCATACAAAATTTCATATATTGAAGATAATCCTTATCTACATCCCTTCGATTATCTCTATTAACTTTATCTTGCACTCTGGACACACCTTTGCCTTTATAAGTTCATTGGTCAATTTATAAAACTTCCCTTCCATATCTTCAATCTTGAAAATTAATTCTTCGTTCAATTCGCCACTAAACTTCCCCAATGTTTCAATAGTCGCCCTGACTTCCTTAATTAACGCAATACCATTTTTTAATTGCATGGCATCATTAACACCACGCTCTATTGTCATTGTCAACCAATCATTAAGAATGTCAAGTATTTTTCTTAATTCATTCACACAATCATATGTACTTTTTTCCTCAACAATTTCCTCCTGCCATTTATGAGTGTATAGATGTTCAGAAACTTCCTCTTCACTGATGTTATAAAGAGAGGCAACCTCCTTGATACTATTCACCCCATTAACCAATCCCTTGCTGTATTTCAAGCATCCTTCCGAGTTACAAATCTTACAAAAATCACTCATGCATATATATTAACATTTGCTCTTTAAAAACTTTACTATCAAATGACAGTTAAGTATTTAAATTATAAGCAAAATAGTACATTCGCCACTCTCCATTAGCACCCTATTTTTTGGTGCGTTGCAATCACAATCTTTCCTCCGTTGTGGTTGCAAATTTTCTTTTGACAATTGAAATCTTGAAATCTTGTACTCATTTTGAAATTTTGTAAATTTTTTGGAGAGAGAACAGCTCGTTAAAAAGGGTGTGCAAAGGTGTGCGGATTTTCGCCACACTTACCAAAGGGTAAGGTAATGGTATGAATGAATATTATTCTGAATAATTGACATTTTCAGGATGTTATACCGATTGTGCGATTTGTGAAAAACAGTAGATCATTCTGTATTGTGAAGGTTTTGTGAATAATATTCAGGAAGGTTAAGAATTTTAGAATAATATTCTGTAAATCATCGATATGCCGAATGATATTCATCATGGCAGTTGTGAATGATATTCTCTATTATGACATATTTTAGAATATTGTTCATCACTGACATTCTGCTTGAAAATTCCGTTCAGAATAAATATATATTTTGTAAGTGATTAACAGAGTAACTGTATTAAGTATGTATTATATATAGCGAAGTGATAAAAATTATAAATCGAAAAAAAAAGGGTGGGGGGGTGATGAGGAAAAAGAAGGCTTTTTCTTCCTCTATTTGTCAAAA